TAGAACCCACCATTCACACCAGTGGTACGAATACAACGACGGACAAAACTTCTATCACGCAAGTCACCTTGAATGAATTCGTTTGCTTCAGTGTCAGAATACTCTGGTCTCTTTAGGTCAACACCACGAACCCAGTAACCTTCTGATCGTAGTCTCTTCACCATATGACTACCAATAAACCCACCCGCACCTAGTACCAGTGCGGTTTTCTTAAATTCAGACATACATTTAATTTGTTACTTACTATTTATTTTACCAAAAATTGTTATGAAGTCAATATGCTTTACACATCATTTCGACACCAGTATCAATTGTGAGGTTTGGAACATGACCATAAGATGAAAGTTTGTCTACATTCATTGTAAAGTTTTTGATCTGTAGATACTTCTGATCCTCAGGCATCTCTGCACTAATCAACTCACTATTACTTCCAACATAGTCCTTTGCAAACTCGATGACTTCTCTAAACGAACGAGATACCCCAGTACCAATGTTATAGATGTTATTGGTATCGGACTCATCCATCAATAAGTTCATTGCACTACACACATCTTCGACATGCATGTAGTCTTTGACATAGTTACCACCATCATACAATACGATATAGTCATCATTCTTCAGACGACGGATCATATAACCTAGAACATTCTTACCTTGTGATACTGTTGGATCAATACCAAAGACATTACCAATTCTAAAGATACGATACTTGATACCAAAGGTCTCACAATAAGAGACCAGAAGTTGTTCTGCACATCTTTTAGTAATAGAATAGAACCCAGTTGGATTACAACAGTCAGTCTCTTTAGCATCTAGAATATCATTACCATAAACAAATCCTGAACTTACAAAGTTGATTACAGTATCAGTTCTCTTACAATGCGATAAGAATTCAGTAAAGATTTTTAGATTGACATCGATATCAACCTGTAGATCCTGAAAGACATTCTGATTAGTTGTTGTACTAATAAAATACAACACATTCTTGGTATCAAAATGTCTTTGACCACGAGGAATGATTACATTACCGGGGTACATTCGTTCATATGTTGAACCAATATATCCAGTTCCTCCAAATAAAGAAAGGTCAGTCATACTTTTCACACTCACTCATAGTCTTACCTAGTTTATCTTTGTCCGAAAGGATTGGTGTTGGTGTTGACCATGGAATACCAAGGTCTTTATCATTCCACAGAAGAGTTCTATCGTACTCTTTGTAGTAATAGTCAGTAGTTTTATATGCAACATGACAGTTGTCTAGCATACAATAAAACCCATGAGCAAACCCTGGCGGAACCCACAACATGACTTCTGGCGAGTGTAAATCAATTGAATACGACTCACCAAAAGTCTCTGAGGACTCTCTCAAGTCTACTATGACATCCAGAATCCGTCCGGACATACACCGAACAAGTTTACCTTGTGGTTTCTCTACCTGATAATGAAGTCCTCTGAGGACATTTACTGAAGAGTTGGAGTGATTGTCTTGAACAAACTCAACATCTAACCCAATCTCTTTGAATGAATTAGAGTTGTAAGATTCTAGAAAGAATCCTCTACGATCTTTATACTTATCTACTTGAATAACAAATGCGTCCTTGAGAGGAATATCAGTTCTGTTCATAATAATATTTGATAGTTTTTAAGAGACCTTCTTCGATATGTGTCGATACAGTCCAAGGTGTTTCAGTTGTGATCTTATCATTGGATGTTGAATATCTTTGATCATGTCCAAGTCTATCTTCAACAAAGTTAATATTTGGTTCTTTCTTCATTAGTTTAGCAATCATATGAACAAGTTCAATGTTCTTAAGTTCACATTCACCACCAACATTATAACTCTGACCCACTCTACCCCTCTTAGAAAGTTCTACAAGGGCCTTACAATGATCATCAACATAGATCCAGTCACGAATTTGTAATCCATTACCATACACATCAACTGGTCTATCATTCATAAGACTTAAGATAGTTTTAGGAACCATCTTCTCATGGTATTGTCGTGGACCATAGTTATTAGAACAGTTTGTAATAATAGTTGGTAATCCGTATGTAGTGTGGTATGCATTTACAAAATGATCACTCGAAGCCTTAGACGCAGAGTATGGATTCCTTGGTCTATACCGTGATATCTCATTGAAGGAACCATATGCAATAGAACCAAACACCTCATCAGTAGAGATATGCATAAATCTACTTACTTCATGTTCTAATGCACACCGAAGAAGATTGACAGTACCAATAATATTAGAATAAATGAAAGGTTTACAATCTTTGATTGAATTGTCTACATGACTTTCTGCAGCAAGATGAAAAATCTTTGTAATACTTTCATTCTGAAATACATCTCTTACTGATTCCTCATCAGCAATATCTGTCCGATAAAACTTTACATAATCTGGAAGATTAGTTTCATCTGCAGCATATGAAAGTTTATCTACACAGATAACTTCTTCACCAAACTGTTCTAGGTAATGAAGAAGATTACTTCCAATAAACCCAGCTCCACCCGTAACTAGAATACTCATTTTACCTCGTATTTTTTTAGAATATCTGTGGAATATTGTGCAGGTTCTCTGACTTCAGGTTCCTGTTTAAGTTTATCCAACCTCTGTTTCTCTAGGGTATAAACTCGTTTACGGAGTTCAGTAGAAGAATACTTATGTCGTCTCAAGTGATAATGGATCTCGATACCATTGTCAATACAATATTCTTTTCCAGTGAAGTCTCTGTCCTTATACTCCTCACTCAAGAACCGAATATCCATCCTCTGTGTCTTGATCATGTTCAACAAATCATCTTCAGTTTCATACACCAAGATCTCATCAACATACTTACAACCTTGGAGTTGAACATACCTCTCGTACACACTCTGGGTGGGTTTGTTTTTGATACCTGGTCTATCAATAGTAGGATCAACCTGAAGAGCAACTACAAGATAATCACATAGTTCTTTTTCCATCTTCAACATTGTCACATGTCCTGCATGAAACAAGTCAAAGGAACTACAGTTAAAACCAATCTTCATATGAATAATTACAATATCTCTATATGTATTGTATTAAAAAAGGAGGCCTTTGTCAAGACCTCCTAGTATAGGGTTCATGCCGCGCCACTTGCTCTTTAGAGAAGCAAGAAACTCATATCAGAGTTTACCTTTAGACAGTTTTTCAATATTAAGACCAGGTGCCTGTTTTAGAATACTAAGTAACAAGTCTACTTTGGCTTCTAGATCACCACTAACCGGAGCAGGAGCAGTTACGGCAGGGGCGGAATTCTTTTTTCGAACTTCTTCCCCAACCTTTTTGACACCAGCCTCAAGAGCCTTAAGTCTGGTTTCCACTTCCTGATCATACTGAGACATATATGCTCCAGTATCTGATGTTTTTCTACTAGACATAATCGAAATACAAATCTGTTCTATTTATTATTATCTAAAAACTCTGTCCCTTACATAACAAGGAACTCCTGCCGGATCTAACCATTTCGTATAGTCTAGGTCTTCCATTGCGGTCAACATTTGCATCTGGTTATCGCACAGATACATATCACTGTAACGTTTACTCCAACTGTCTGCCTTTTGAATTCGATAGTCGGGCATACCATTGATTTCCAATGTACCACACTCAACATATCGATAAGGAAAATGTTCTAGAAGAACTTTCATCAACCAACTTCCACACTTTCAAGGTCTTCAGCAATACAATCTATGAGAATATCATAATCATCGAGAGGATCACCAGAAAAAGTGACACCATCATTCTCATAAAATTTACGAACCTTCTTGTAAAGTTTTGGATTCTTTACATCAAGGAAGAATTCCCCATTGGCTGCAGACCGGAGAGTTGTGATGTCTTTTTTGAACTTAGAAGTAATAGTCATTGTCTTTCGTGTTGACCTTAGTAGTATAAGGGTTTTGACTGTATGAGTCAAGAGGACAGTCTGTGAACTGTTCTCAATGCTTCTTGTGGGAATCGGACCCACCTTCGACGTGTTATGAGCACGTTGCATTCGCCAGATTGCTAAAGAAGCGTTTTTGGGCGAGGGTGTCTGACCACGATAATCTACGATTCAGCAGAGGGGACCCTTCGTTTAATACAACTTTCCTTGTTGTACCCAATAGGACTACCGAGAATTGAACTCGGTTCACACCGTTATAAGTAGTGGGCATTAACCAATATGCGATAGTCCCTTTCGCTTCATTAAGAACCTTCGTTGTGTTCTGTGTATATTCGCAGAGTATCATCATCAGCAGGCATCATTACAGCAGCCTGTCCGTTCTCATTGACTATACCAAAAGTCTCCCCATTCTCTACCCTTTCCATCAACTCATCCCAACGATTTTGATACTCTTTCACCGTAAAGACTTCCATCATCTCATTTGTAGTTGATTTATTTATTGTACTGTTACCTGACTTCAAAGTCAAGTCTCTTTACCTTACGTCTACGTCTTTGTTCCTGATACATCAAGTCTGCTGCGGTCAATATATTATGACTATCATCAAGTTTATTGTTTGATACAATCAATACTTTAGATAAATCAACAGCAGAAATCTTATCATCAGTAAGTGTGGTGTTATTAGGACAACCACATGTCTGAGTCTTTGGAGAACTCGTAAGTTCCGTATTACAATTTTTGCATCTGATAACTAACATGATTCATTAGATTGATACGACATGCTCGAAGAGGGGATCGAACCCCCGACAACTTGAATGTAAATCAAGTGTTCTACCTCTGAACTATTCGAG